TTCCGACAACACCGTAATCTTGAAATCCGTCCGACAACACCGTAATCTTAAAACCCGTCATTCCCGCGCAGGTGGGAATCCAGACCCCCTGACGCGGCGGGAATCTATCGGAAATGACTGAAACCCCGAGATTCTAGATTCCCACTTTCGTGGGAATGACGTGGTGCAGGTTTCCGTATGGATGGATTCGTCATTCCCGCGCAGATAGTGTATTGCTTCGTCAATAAACTTTACATTTTTTAAAGGTGCAAGAAGTCCCGCCCTGCGGTGCAGTGCTTACTCTTTTTTCCGTCAAGGCTTCTTTCATTCAACGGTTCGGGGGCGCGGGGGGCGGTGCCCTCACACGCGGCTTAACGCCGCTCGCACCTTGCTTCGCAAGGGCGGTAATCGGGCATCCGCGCCCCCGAACCACAATCAACGGTTTCTTGTTTCCCTATATCTTCCTGTATCGGCTTCTGTCGAATTCTTCGCCGTTTTTCAGCAGATTAAACGCAATGACGGCAAGTTTACGCATGATGGCTACGATGATGACTTTTGGCGGCTTGCCCTTGGCTTCAAGCCTTGCGGTAAAGTCGGGAAATGCGCCCATGCGGTAGGCTACAAGGGCAGGCATATACAATGCTGCCCGTATGTCGGACTTGCCTATCTTCGATATGCGCGTCCTGCCTCTGACACTCGTCCCTGACTGGTGCTCTTTGGGGTCTAGTCCCAAGTAGGCTACAAGCTGCTTGGCGTGGGTAAAGCGGTCTGTGATGACGGAGCAAAGGACGGCGGCGGCGTTTTCGCCTATACCGTCTATGGTCTTCAGCCGCTTTCTACGGCTGTCATGTTCGGGATGGCTGCGGTAGTGGGCTTTGAGGTCTTGCTCAAGACGCGTTAGCAGCTCTGTGAGATGTTCGATGGTGCTCTGTATGTGAGGCTTCAGGCTGTCGGGGGCGGTCTGCCGCTTAATCTGCTCTGCGGCTCTCTGCCGTTTGGTGCGGACGATGTATCGTACAAGTTCCTGCAACTGTCTGTGTTCGGATGTGAGCGGCTGCCATTGTTCGGGCTTCATGGCTTGGCAGTATCGGGCTATCAACTTTGCATCTTGCCTGTCGGTCTTACTGCGGTTCATTACCGCCGTGCTGAATCCTTTAATGGTTCGTGGGTTGACTACGCTCATTTTGTAACGACGGGCAAGGGCTTTTGCCGATTCTTCGTAATATGTGCCTGTTGCTTCGCAACAGCAGTGCAGGGTGTGGTCTGCGCCGTGTTCGTCAAGCCATTTTTTCAGCTTGTCTATGCCTACGCTGTCGTTCTTAAACTTGCGTTCATAAAAAATGCCGTCTGAAATCAGACAGCAGTCTAGGGTGTTCTTTGATACGTCTATACCTAAGTGCATTGTGTTTTACCTTATGTTTCGGGCTCTTGTCCCTTGATAGTGTTCAAACTGCTTATGCGGCAAACCCCCGTCCCAATCTGCGCGACATGCTCGGACATCGGCGGGTTTATTCGGGTTCGGGGGTTTGTGCTTGGGGTTTCGTCAAACGCCAAGCAGTCAGTGAACGATTGCTGTTTTGAACACTGGCTGCTTGAAGCTCGTAGATTTGCGCCGCATTCGCGGCGCGGCGGCGCTGTGGGGACACCCCCCTCGCGCTTATCGCCAATCCCCCCCGCGCTTCTCGGCTGTTTGCGGCTTCGCTCGCAAAGTGCGCTGCTTCGCCTGCCTGTGGCTCAAGTTGCTTAATCGGAGAGGCTTTGCGGGGGCTAGCCCCCACACCCCCAGTCTCACTTGCGACGCCGCGCGGGCAGGGGGAACGGCGCAAAAGGCGCGCGCCTATCACCCTGCCCACGGGCAGAGTGTGTTTTTGTGCGGTGCGGCAAGGGGTATCCAAAAAGATTTATAAAGACGATGAAGCCGTCTTTACAAATCTTTCTGGACGTCCTCCCCCTGCCTTGGTAAAGATTGCAAGGTTGGAACGGTTTTTTTTGGGTTAAGTCGGAAATTTATGCCCAAGATAAATCACAACGGCAGCTACAAACTCAATCAGGACAATCGGCAATATAAAATACTTCTTCACGCCTGCCCATCCGCCCTTTTTGTAGTAGCAACGCGTTGCCCATATGCCGAGTAAAAAGCCTGCGCCCATTATGTCCCACCTCCTACCACGCCGCCGCCTATTCCTTCAAAATCCCTGCCGCGCTCTTCCCAGTTGTCGTACATGAGATTCTGCTGCGGCTTGCCGCCCAGTACGGCAACTTTGCCGCCCTGCGGTGCTTCTGCCTTCGGTGTCGTGGTTTCTGTCGTTAATCGGTTACTTTCTTTGTACGGATTGTATATGCCGTTTTCAACATAATCAAGACATTGAGATTTTTTCATGTCTTTTATCGGCGTTGCCTGCTCCGTGTAGCAGGTGCAGCGGTTTTCTGATTTGACACAAGCAACGGGGTAAGGCATGGTTTTTACGGCTCTGTTCATGCCGTCATAAATGGGGGCGGTTTCCGCCCTGCCTTCGATACGTGGACGGTAGTCGTCCTCTGTGAGATAAGCGGCTTTGCGTTCTGCCTCCTGCTCTGCCTGTGTCTTGCCCCCCCGCGGCTCTTCGCTGCTTTGCGGCTCTTGGACTGCCGTCCCGCTTCCTCCGCCATAGGGCGGCGGCAGCGTTTCGGCAGTCTGCGCCATTGGCGCGGCTTTTATTGCCTTGTCGGGGGTCTGCCAACTGCTGTACAGGTAGTAGCCTGCGCCGATTATTGCGGCGAGGACGACGGGGAAGATATAGACAACGCGTGAAAGCCGCGTTTTTATTTTGGTGTGTTCTTCGGCGGATTTGTACACGCCGAACGCGCGTTTGTCCAAGGTGTACACGCTCTTCACGCCATCGGCGATGCTCTGGCGACTTTGAGGGTCTCCGCATCCTTCCCATTCCACCATTCGGCGAACGCCCAGATTAGTTTTACTAATATGGTAATGATGCTCGATCAAGGTTCTTACGTTTACGTCTATCAGGCGCGGATGCTGTGTCAGCAGGAAGATGTCTATGCCCATGTGCCTGTGTGTTTCAAGCTCTGCAACGTAATCGGGTACTTTTGAACCGCTTGGACGTGGGCGGAATATGCGCTGGCATTCGTCAATCACAAGTATTGCGCCTGTAGGCGCCCACTTGTACCACGTCTTCATGCTCTCCCCTTCGGGTATCGGGAAATGCGGTATTACGTCTTCTTTGACTTCGGGAATGCCATCAAGATACAGAGGGCGGTTCTTGAGGTCTTCCCTTGTCATAAGGTCTGAAATCATCTTTAGGGTCTTGCCCGAACCGGGTACGCCTGTTATCAAATATAGCATTATTATCCTTTCGTCATTGATGCCGACAGTTTGGAAACTGCTTTAAGTGAAGCGATAAACGCAAATGTACCGAAAATCCAATTAAGGCATACGCCTATACCTGCGATATAGGCTAGTTGCAATGCAACTTCGGGAATGCCTCCTATTTGCTGCTGTACGCTAGAAAGTAAATAGCCTTGAAGTTCGTTCAGCCCGACATAGGACACGAACGACACGCCGAGGGCGGCGACGACTTTACCGGCGAATGTCGTTAAAACGGCGGTTAAGAGTTTTCCCCACATGTCAAAGCTCCTTCACTGCTGCATATGCCATCATTGAACAAGTTATCATCGTGGCGAGAATGATAATCGGGCGAAGCAGTCTTAAAATACGGCATGCTTCGTCATAGTTCACGTCAATCGTGCCAAGCAAGCCCATTTGAACATTAACGCCCGACGGACAAACGCCGTCTGTTGCAAATGCGTCAACGGGTTTTAATTTCCCTAGGTCCATGGTTCTTTCAGGGATTATTAAGTCTTCGTAATCATAGTTTTCAGGGGGATTACCGCCTGCTTCCGTTTCGGGACGGTTCTGCTGTCCGCTTGGGGCGGTCTGCTCCCCGTTCTGTTCGCTTGGTGCGGGTGTTACGTTGTTATGCCCAACGGTTGGGGCAGGTGCGACGGTCTGCCGCGCTGGGGCTTGGCTGCTGTTGGGTTTCAAATCGGGGCGGGGTATGGCGGTTGCGGTTACGTTGCCTTTATCGTCCAGCTTGAACAGGGTCTGTTGCGGTACGTTCGAGCCTTCGGGCGTGAACGGTGCTGATAAGGCTGTTGCAGGGGCAAAGCTGTTTGCGGTTGTGGCTTGGTCTATCACGCCGCCCAGTTTGGCAAGCTGTTTCATCAGCTCTGCATGGTTGGTGTTTTGGTCTTCAAGCATTCTGTTCAGAATGCCCGCTACTTCCTGCTGATTCAGCATGAAGTTTTCGGGATTCGGGTCAGGTGCTATTTTTATGCCTTTGGAATCTGGTGAGTAAGCTTTTACAGATAAGCCAATATAATAATAACCTTTGTAAACACCGTTCGACATATATTTTGGAGTGTTTTTGTACTTAAATTTGTAAGTTGTTTTAAAACCATAAGCATTAATATTTACAGTTTCGCCCCATCTTTCTTGATCATAAAAATATCCATAAATAAGATCGCCTCCGTTATTTTCTAAATACGCAATTGTCCATTTAGGCTCTTCTTCAAGTACCTCGCCGCCGTTTCCGTTTGCTGCGTATCTGTAACCTACTTCTTTAAAACGAATTAGAAAGGGTTTTAAGACTTTGCCGTTTTCATTTTTGGGCTTTAATTGCTCTTTTGCGAGTTCTTCGGCTCTCTCTGCTTCTGCGGCTGCTGTTGCTGCCTTGGCTGCCGCTGCATTGGCTACGGCTGCGCGGAAATCGCCTGCGCGTTCGGCTTGGGCTTGGGCGGCTTTTGCCTTCGCTGCGACTTTCTTGGCGGCAACCGCGTTTGCTTCCCTATCGGTTTTTTCGGCGTGTACTTGGTTCTTACCGTCTAGGTAGCCGTTTGCTGTGCTTTCAAAAAGATTTGTTACAGACTTGACAGGACTGGAAAAAAAACCGTCGGCGGCATTAGCCAAAGCCTGAACAGCATTCCATGCTGCATCGCCATAGTTTCCTTTTGCGATACTTTCCCCCATTTGCCTAACAAAAGGCGAGGCGGAATTTGCCGCATTCGAAAACCCTACACCTACGGATATAGCATTTGATGCTGTCTGAAGCTTGCTTACACTGACATCCTGCCGATGCACCGTTGCAATCTGCGCCTTCTCTCCGTGAACGCCCGTTACCGTTACGGTCTTAGGCTGACTGCCCGTAATCGTGCCTCCGTCTTTCTTGACTTCGGCTCTGCCCGTATTCTGGGCATTCACTCGCCAAACGCCTGTATCAGGGTTATAACCCATGTTCCGCAACGCCTGCTCACTTGGAAACGAGGCATTTTGATGCTGCGCTGGCGGCGGCATGGCAACATCCGCCAAGGCTACTGTTTGTATGCTAAAAGCAGCAACGACAACGCTACAAACATGCCTGGAATTGCTGCTGTTAAAAATTCTGTTTCGGGGTTCATTCATCACACACCTATATTATTTTTATTGCTTTTAAAAGCACGATAATTGCAAAGACTATTGCCGATGCGCCTGCAAGGGTCTTGCCCGCATATGCGCCAAATTCTGCGTATTCGCCGTATTTGCAATATGGGAAACTCATCTTTACCGCCTGCTGCCTGTACACCCAATCACGCCCGTTGTACTGCGGCAGGTTCAGGTTTCCGTCTTTATCAAAAGACGGTATGACCTGACTCATCACAACGTCCGTTGCTTCTTTTTCTGTTCGATAACAGATTCTGCCGACCTGATAGCCCATTTTTCACACCTTAAAAAAGGGGCTTGCGCCCCTTCGATTAGCCTACGGAGTTTGCACCACGTTTGCCGATGCGAATTGTGGCAAATGCAATACCGATACCGACGGCGATTACACCGATTGCGCCTACGGCTGTTTTCAAGCCGCCCATTTCTGTTGTAATGGCATCAAGGATGGTATTGTCAGACGCCATTGCAGATGCTGACGCTACGGCTAAGGTTGCCGCTACTACGGCATTCTTCAGTTTTTTCATGATGTTTTCCTTTCGGATAGGTTAATAAAAGGCGGCTTGGTTGGGGTCTGTACAGCGGCAGCCGCCGAACCGCTATAACTGGTTTATGCTTCGTCTGAATAATAAATGTTGTCTTTGAATGCACGGGGGAAAACCTGCATAGAGACGATTTGTTGAGGCTTGTAGCCTTCATATTTTTCAGGGTGTTTTGTACGAACTTCGCAAAGGCGCGTTTCAGTTTCGCTACGGATAATCAATCCGACATAATGTGTCTTGGTAAATGTGCCGTCTTGGTTTTTGCGTTCACGTGTAAACATGCGGTCAAATGCGGCAATGACGAAAATACCTTGTCGGCGTTCTGTTTCTTGAGACATGATGTTTTTCCTTTCACTTCGGTTTAAAAATCTGCTTCGCCTGTCTTCCTGTTCAGGCTTCTTTCATTCAACGGTTCGGGGGCGCGGGGGGCGGTGCCCTCACACGCGGCTTAACGCCGCTCGCACCTTGCTTCGCAAGGGCGGTAATCGGGCATCCGCGCCCCCGAACCACAATCAACGGTTTCCTGTTTCACGCCATATTGATAATGGTTTCGCGGTTGTAATACGCCCATTTCGGGCTGACAAAATCCGTCAGAATACGGTTGTAGTTCTCTTCGTTCATGGGTTTCAGTTTGATACCGTAAAAAAGTTCTACATGCGCTTTAATCAGCGGCTCAATGCAGGAAACCCATTTTTTGAGGTTTTCGCGCCATTTGCGCGAACCCTCCGATACAAACGAAAAATTGCTTGTCGCAATCTTCCACAACTGTTTTTTGCCGATTGTGGTACGTATAAGGCGGTAGCCTTTGTCTTCGGGCAGACGGCTGTTAATGTGTTTTGCAATGTACTTGCCGACATATCGCGCAAGTCCTTTGCTGTTGGTTTTGACTGGCAGCAGTTCGGAACGCCCGAAACCGTACTTTTCCATGTTTTCCCGAAGGACTTGCCATAGTTGGCGCAGGTTTTTGTTGGCACTTGTGTAATTACGGGCTTGAATTTGTCTGAAATTCAGACCACGGCGGATGTCTTGGCGTGTGTTTACGATGAGATGAAAATGTATACGACCGCTTTTCATGCGTTCGTATACGCAAATATAGTTTTCAAAATGTTTTTTAAGGAAGTTTGTACGAAGGCTGTGAAAGCGGCGGCCCGCCTCTTTAACGTCTTGCACGTCGTCGGCGAAAGTGAGGGTAAGGAATCCGCACTTTTCGATTCCAAACATTTCAATGAACTGTTTTACGTTCAGCTCTAAGGCATGTGAAGATTTTTTGTACGAGGTAGAAAACTCGTTTAGATTTTGGTCCGTTTTGGCGAATTTTTCGTAAAAAACGGGGGTTTGTTTGGTGTTGTTTTGATTAGGGTTTTCTGTGTCAATGCAGTTGTTACTATTTAGACAAGGAAGCGGCGAACGCTTCGCGTCTGCCGTCTGGTTTATTTGAAGTTCCTGCTGGAATGACATTTTATACCCCTCTCAAACATCGGTTAATCGAATTTGTCAAGGGGTTTCAATCAGTTTTTACACTCCCTTAACTGGGGTGCAATATATAAGGCGGGAATCCAGACCCCCTGACGCGGCGGGAATCTATCGGAAATGACTGAACCCCCGAGATTCTAGATTCCCACTTTCGTGGGAATGACGGTTCAGTTGC